CGGCTGTTTGGCACCATGGCGATAGGGCACCATGCCACCGCCTTCAAATGCTGGTTGATGTAGAGGCATCCGTTTTCCCAGTAAACCGCAAATGCTGTGGACTGTTGCGGCAGCAGTAGCACGTCACCATCGTAGGACGGCTCCTCTATCCTGCGACACCACTTCAATAAATCACGACCAATCACAAACGGGTTGCCGTCATACCAAGCAAGCCGGACGGGTGGGCGTTCAAGCCCTAAACGATCCAACACCAACAAAACGAGGTGGATGCAGTCGATTGCACCATCTGGCTCTGATCCATCGGCGCCGTAACGATAAGGTCGCCCAATCAGATCAATCACTGCACGCGGACGCTACTTGTTAAAGGCAGATTGCCAACTAATTGCCGTGTAAGCCGTTTACGTGGTACATCCAAGCCGACAGCATCTAAAACTGATGCCATCTGTAGCTGCAGGCTGGTGCTATCCCAATTTGCGCTAACAATTTGCCCGATATAACGCGAAATCAAGGTGTAATCAGTTTTATCGTTTGGGTTGACTGCCACAATGCGAACATTTGCCAGCCAGCGATTTTGTACTGCAGTTTCAGCCCAGCCACGGCTTAACGCATTATTGGGAAACGCCAGTGTTGCCGGTTGGTTGTCGCCTGATTTTGTGACTGTCATGCCGCTAAACGCAAACGGCATAAAACCAAAATACGATGGCCTGCCAGTATCAACAGCAAAAAATGGCGCATCTTCATTGACCCAATAGTTTTGGAATAAGTATCCACCCAGTGTTTCTTCTGTGCGTAGCGTGATGTACTGCGCAAAAGCTAGCGTTTCGCTCACAGCCCGATCCTCCGGCGTGTGTTCGTATTTTGCCTGAGGTTGGTCAGAGCACGTTGTTCACCTCGGCGGGCACCTTGTTCTGCTGCTTGCCTCATGCCAACTTGGAATTGATCAGCAGTAACGTAATCCACGCTATTGATGCGTTCGACGGTGTAACGCACGTCAATCGGAGCGGTTGCTACTGCGGTGCCGCCTGCGGACTCCGAGGCAATGCCACCGCCGGCCAAGCCGCCAGCAGATCCAGTTGAACGGCGATAACGCCCCATTGCGCCGTCAAGTTTTGCCGTAACGCCAAGTTTTCCATCAGCGCCACGCTTGAGCGGCATGATCGCCTCAGGGCCAGCCTCACCCATAAGGCCGTTCTGCATCTCTCCACCTTTCGCATACTTGAAGAAGGTGGGGCGGGTGACGATGCCGCCGGTCGCGAAGGGTTGGATGCCGTTTTTGGCAAACGCATTGCCATTTGCATTGCCCAAAATCGATGGCATTGAAAAACCTTGCGCAAATCCTGCTCCCCCAGGTAACTGAGCCGGACCAGCGCCGCTGAATCCAAAGCTGCTAGATCCACCAAAGGCGCGAAGAATGGCTTGGAAAGCGATCATCGCCAATTGCTTAGCAATAATTTCAGCGGCCATTTGTATAAACGCTTCGCCGATTGCTTTGAACGCATTTGACAAAGCCTCCTGTGCTGATTGCGCTCCAGTCATGACACTTTGGAACGCTTGTCCAAACGCATTTCCGATTGCATTGGCGCCGGTTACGGCCATGTTTATGGGATTTGATAGAGCTTCAAGCTCTTCACGATATTTCTTCATTTGTGACTCAGCCGGGCTAACGCGCAAGTCAGGCAAAGATGGGTCAAACTCTCCGGCACCTTTGCGCATCTTATCTTCGGGCCTAAAGCCAGCTCGCTTGAATATTTCGTTATTTTGCTCTTTGATTACTGCTAGCCGTTGCCGCTCTAGCTCAATTGCAGTATCAATGCTGGCAGCATCAATTTCAGCCTGGCTTTTTGCGAACAATGCCTGCTTAATTCTTTCATCTGTAACGCCAATGAGTGATTTTTTGAACTCTTCAGAAATTTGTCGAGCGCGAGCCTCGCCACGAAGCTTGATGGCTAATTCTTTGTTGCCAATCATTTCCGCTTCCGCAATTTGACGCCTAAATATTGCTTGCTTGATAATCTCTTGTGTCTCTATGGCAAGATTTTTTAGGCGTTCTTGAATGCGGGCTTCTTCTTTGGCAGCTTTGTCGGCAGCAGCTTTGCCTGCAGCAGTGGTGTCTTCGTCTGTTATTGGTGACGTGGTGCCGCCGCCGAATTGAGGTGGCTGGAATTCAGGAAATAAGTCCTCAACCTTGAAACGTCCTTGCCCTTGTTTACCAGAAATGCCAGTTATTCGGGCCAGTTGACCGCCAAGAAAATTGCCAAACGCAACACCTGGATTTGCTTGCATTATTTGATAAATACGCTTAAAGGCCCTTCCAAAGGCGCCAACTATTCTTGAGAGAACATTAACAATTGCAGCCCCTGCATTTACCCAGTCGGTCACAAACTGCTTGATTTGCCTGCTGTTTTCATTGACCCAATTAACCATATTTGTCAGGAAATCCTGCAGCCCAGATCCAGTTCGCTGGAAAAAGCCGCCAAAATTTTCGGAAGCATTGTCAAGCGCAATTTGCAATCTAACACCGGCTTTTTCTGGGCCTTCGGCAATTAACTGAGCAATATCATCGTATTCTTCAAATTGCCCCGTTGCAAATTTAACGAAATCAGCAATTGTTACTTCTCCTTGCTCAAAAGCTTTAGCAAGCTCTGGAAGAGTTCTGTCAGTTGCTGCAGCGAACTTTGCTACGGCGCCGGGCAAGCGCTCGCCAATCTGCCCTGACATTTCTTCCGCGCTCACCTTGCCCTTTGAAAGGACTTGTGTGGTTGCACGAATCAGTGCATCCAGATCCTGTTGCGATTTACCAAAAGCAACACCAGAAGCGATTACACCTCGATAAATAGCTTCAGTTTCAGTAAAAGTTAAGTTATTTGCTCGTGCGGCAACCGCAATTTGAGCCAAGCCCTCGATTGACGGTTTTAAGGCAACTGCATAATCATCACTTACTGATCGAGCAAGTTGCAGCAGGCGATTGTATTCGTCTTGATTTGTTGCAGCTTGAGCGAGAGTTGTTTTAGCAAGATTAAGTTGAGCAACATATTCGCCAATTGCTCCAGCCTGCTGACGAATCATTCCAACTTGCGCACCAAGCGCGGCGCCAGCAAAAGCGCCGCCTACTGGGCCGAGTCCAGGAATGGCAAGACCAGCGGCGAAACCACCAAGGCCACCAAGAAAACCTTCAGGGCCACCAAAGATGCCACCAGAAATGATCGCACCCGCAGATTGAACAGCTTGACCGGTCGTTAGGCGACGGCGGCGAGAACGCTCGCGCGCATCCAAGCGCCGATTAAAATCAGCAACTTCTTTTTTGTGAATTTTTTCTTGAACAGAATAAATTTCGTCTGCTTGAGCCAGTATTTTATCGATCTCAATTTGATCATATTTTGCTTGAATTTGTGCTCTTTCAATTTTTGCATTTTCATAAATACGATTTACGTCGTTAAGAGACTGCTGAATTTGCTCCTGCGCCCTGCGGCCTGCTTCGGGAAAAGGTTGTGGACCGATTGGTGCGGCGTAGGCACTTTCTTCGACACGAATACGACCGGGTGTGCGAGCTCCGGCCATGATCATGGCGCCAGTTGCCGGATCGCGATAGCCACCAACACCAGGAGCAAGCGGACCTTGGGTTCTGTAATACTCTTGAATACCAACAAGTTTTTCCGATCGACGCTCAACTCCAGCTTGAGCAATATCAAGCTTCCTGAATGCCTCTGCAGTTCCAGTCAGCTCACTGCGCAACTGACGTTGAATGTCAGCCATTCGATTAGCAACATCCACATAGCGCGCACTGCCACGCTCAACATTTGCAAGCTCAGCAGTAAGCTCCGAAAGTTGCTGTTCAAGCGCTGCCGTTGTATTGGGTAGGTCAGGCAAGCGCCCTGGACTTGCATATCCGCTGGTAAATGTTGGATTTTGATAAGCCTGGAACCCGGCAATCACCTCGGCTCGACCGGTGCGGCCGGCTTGGGTGATTGTCATCAGGCGAATTCGCTCAAGCGTTTCAAGATATTTTTCGGAATCAAACCGCAGGCCAACCATGCCGCGACGAAGCGCAGCAATCTGGCCAGAAAGTTTTTCCGGTGTTGCGCCAAAGCCTTGATTAAGTGCGCGACTGAATTCTTGAGCCTCAGAAGACAGGCCAGTCAGCTTGCCGCGCGCATTATCAATATCTTTGCCAAGCTGCGCAAAAGCAGAGGAACCCGGTCGAGTTTGTCGTTGAAGTTCTTTTAACGCAGTAATTTGACGCTGAAATGATTCAGCGCTTTGTTTTGATGAAGAAGAAGAGCGGAGGATGGCCTCTCGCTGACTGTCAATTGCGGTAGTTGAACCTTTCAGTTCCGTTTCAAGCTGGGCAATGCTATTTACAAGTCGGCTATAAGTTGCACTACCAATTTCAGCCTGTCCACGTAAACCCTTAAAAGCTTCAAGCTGGCCACGAATAAGCTGCTCGGTCCGTCCGCTTGCTTCACCAAATTCAATAATGCTGCGACGTGCTTTTTCGATCGTCGCATTATTTGGGCCAATGGCTTTCTCAAGCTCGCGAAAAGAGCTTTTTAGCTTGTCCAGCCCCTCGGCACCCTGAATGCCAAGCTTGACCAGAATTTCGCTTACCTGCTTAGCCATCCTTGTCCTTGGCCAATTCGCTCAATGCTGCAGCCTCCATTATCTGAAGACCTTCCAGCATCTCGCGGCGATTGTCCACATTGTAAAGGTCAAACATCCCGCCAGCACACAGCATCACCTCATATCGCAACCCGAGGTAGCCAGCCATCGTCGTGTTCCACTGCGTCTGCATCCGCAGGAACATCATCACGACATCCCAATTTTCATCCCACACCTCAAAATCAACCGCTTCATCACGCGGTTGCTCAGGGAGGACGATGCCGAATGCAGCAGCATCCTCCCCGGTTTTATCTTCTACACGTTTGCCGCCGCCAGCCCAGTAGACGGCAGCCTCCTTCAGTTTCCCTGGCGTGCGCCTTCAAAGGTTTCGGTGTAAGCCTTCAGCACACCACGAATCCAGTAAGGATCATCAGACAAATCACGCATCGCTTCAATTGAAAACGGCACTTCCTTGCCATCCTCATCCTGGATGCCTTCCCAGCCGACCATGATCACCTTCAGCAGGTCAAGCTCACCCTTCTCGCCAAGCTTCTGAAACTCCTTGCGGCCAACCCGCTTGAATTTCGCGTCAAAGGTCACCGTGTCAAAAGTGCCGCCGTCACTGGGCTCTTCAATGCTGACCGGCCAAGAGAAGACCTTAACTTTTTTA